TCCAGAACAATTTTGCTCCTGGTAAAGTTAAGCGCATTGTAGAACAAGAACCAACACAGCAGTTCTACAATAAAGCATTTGGTAAATATGACGCTGCAGTGGAAGAAGGTCTAAACACCACCACCCAGAAGCAGATGCAGTTCGTACAACTATTACAACTTAAAGAAACAGGTGTGCCTATTCCAGATGAGATCTTACTTGAAGCATGCACTATCCAAGATAAGTCAAAACTACTCAAGTCGATTTCAGAAGCAAGACAAGCACAAGAGCAAGCACAACAGCAACAACAACAGGCGCAAGTTCAATTACTTGCAGCGCAGACTGAATTAGCCAAGTCTCGCTCTATCGCTGATCAGGGCCTTGGTCTTGAGCGTTTAAGCCGTATAAAAGAAAATAAAGCATTAGCTATAGAAAGAACTGCATCGGCTGCTCGTGAAGAAGATGCTGCTACATTAGATCTGGTTAAAGCTATTAAAGAACTTGATGGTATGGATTATGACCATATAGACAAGGTTATGAAGATTTTAGGGATAGTTAAACAACAAGAAGCAGAATCTCGTAACGCAATCCAATCTCAAGAGGAACAGCCACAAATGGCGCAGCCACAAATGGCGCAGCCACAAGTAGCGCAGCAACAAGTAGCGCAGCCACAAATGGCGCAGCCTCAAGAGGCGCAGCAACAGGAAATGGTTTAGTAGGATGCTTGAAATAATAAGAAAAATTAAGAATGCGGTGCTTAATAATATAGAAAGCTTCAACAAAGAATGCGAAGAAGATAATAAGCGATATATTAAGTTGGTTATGGTAACAAAGAAGAGGCGCATGAAGAAGAAGCCTGTACCGCGGTTACTTAAAAGTTATAAGAAGCTACCTAGTGTGGGTAGTTAGAGGTCTAACCTTATGGGTTCTTTTATAGGGTCCGTAGTTTCTACCAAAGGAGTCAATGATGGCAAAGTTTTATTCTAAAGGCTTTTATGAAGGCATGAATGGTAAAAGCAAGCAAGAAGCAGCTGATGGCGCGATGATGGGCAAACAACGTGGTTTTGCTAATATGCCAGAAGAAGCAATTCGTAAGACTTATACCAGTACTCAAGCTGGGTTGAAGGAAGTAATTGATGATACCCAAAAAGGTATTGATGCTCAGATTAGTGCAGATATAGCGAAGATGAATAAGCACAGAAATAAGGCCTAATATGCCTATTATGCTTCGAACTAACGACAAATGCCAGAAGATCTCTGACGCACTGCTAGGTAAAAAACATAAAAAGATTGTCAAAGATTCTAGTAGCGTTAAGAAGAGCGATAGAGACAAGCGCTTAGACTTTGAAGAGACTTCGTCTCGATGAGACTTCGTCTCGATGAGACTTCGTCTCGATGAGACTTCGTCTCGATGAGACTTCGTTTTAAGATTTCCTTACACAGCCGTTATGTTTACCCTAAAATTCATAACGGCTGTATGAGTTGTTTTAGCTTTATAGGTAGTTAGGATGGTATGAGATCTTTGTATATGATCTTATGTGATAAGATGAAGAAAATAATAGAACAGATTTTAAAAAGGTTTAGGGAGTTTGATGCCAAAGATAAAGACTCGGGAGACGGTTGGTAAGATATCGTCTGAGCTTTTAAATAAAATACCAGACACCACTGATCCTATAGCTTTAGAAAGGGCTATGCATGGGGAATATGTCGATAATATTGATGGGTGTGTGCGCGTTTCTCGTAATGATTACCCTAATAATTTTTTCGTAGTTGTAATAACTAAGAAAGAGAGGGTTATGCAAAACGTGTTGCGTAACTACTTCTTTGCACGTTCTACCTGTCCTACACCTGATTATGATCAGACCGTGTATCAATATATTAAAGAAGATGATAGGTTGGATTTATTATGGGTTATCCCATCTAAAGATGCGTGTATGATGTTCGTGGAGCAAAGAGCGTTAGTAGATCCATCGGAGTACGAGTTATTAAACTTTGTACTACAGTTTGCAGATAGCACACTATACAAATTATCAAAGAAGCTGAACGGCGAAGAGCTAAAATCTAATATGCTAGTTCAATAAAATTAGATACTTAAATCAAAGGAGAGAAGATGCAAGAAACTGAAAATTTAGAACAAACCCAACAATCTGAAGTAGCAGAGCAAGCAGCTCAAGGACAAGAAGAAACAGCGCTTGAATCAGCTGTAGCCTCTAAAGAGGTTGAAGCCTCTAAAGAGGTTGAAGCCTCTCAAGGGGTTGAAGCCCCTCAAGAGCCTATGCAAGAGAAGCAGGTTAAGACGCAGAGGGATAACTTCCGTGCTTTGGTGGAAAAGAACAGACAGATTGAGCGTGAACGTGATGCAGCGTTACGGCAGGTTGAATCGTATCGTTCTCCAAAACAACAAGAAGAAGAAGTAGAAGAAGTTCTAAAGTTAGATGATGAAGATATTGTTGAGGGGAAACACCTAAGCAAGATCGATCGTAAGTATACGAAAGAGATAGCTAAGTTACGTAATGAGCTTAGTTCATTTAAACAAGCATCCCACGCAATGAGCGAAGAAGCTATCCTTAAGGCTAAGTATCCAGATATAGATAAAGTCGTTACTAAGGAGAATATGGATGCCCTAAGGGCAATTGATGAAGACTTTGCTGAAGTAATAGATACTTCTACTAGTTTTAGAGCTAAGGCGGCTTTAGCTTATAGGAAAATTAAAGAATCTGGCCTCTACAATGAGGATACTTATTTATCTGATCGTACGTTAGCTACAAAGAATGCTGCTAAACCTAGACCATTAGCAAGTGTATCTCCACAGCAAGGTAATAGTCCGCTATCTCAAGCTAATGCGTTTGCCAATGGTCTTACTCCTGAGCTTCAGGTTCAACTTAGAAAAGAGATGGCCGAGGCTAGAAAAAACCGCTAGTATTATAGATGATAATTTTTTTAGTTATATAATTGTTGGTAGGTTTAGTAACTATGAAAGGATAAAATTATGGAAGCTGTTCCACAGGTCCAACTAGCCGGTGCGCTAAAAGAAACAACCCTTGCCATTATCAACCAGTTGGTTGCACATAATGTTAAGGGAGCTGATCTAATAGCAAAAGGCATCGGGCAGATGACTAACCTTATGGATGAAGCTGCAAAATGGTATGATTTATTAAAGAATTTATTGCTAGCCCTTAAGCCTGTATTTGAACTCGTTAGGGATTGGTTGGTAGAAGCCTATCATCATCTCGTAGTGGTTTTTGACTGGGCAAAAGAGATGTGGCATAAAATCTTTGGTCCTAAGGACTAAGTATTTTATTTATATCCTGATTATGTGAGCACTAAAGACTGGGTATCCGCTTAACGATATCCGGTCTTTTTATTGTTTATTACTTTTTAGTAAAAGCGTATACTAAGTATTCAGGCGTTATCACGAGATGCTCGCCTAGTCTCGTCTGCGTAACGTGGTCTCGCAAACCACTTCTCGACGTATCAAAGTCTCGTCAACTTTAATTGTATAGTTTTGACTTCTCATGTTCATAACATCATGTATGTATAAACATGAAGGTCTATTAACTTTAAGATTAAGGAGTTTTATTATGGCTATTACAACTACTACTGTGTTGCCAGCCGCAGTTCAACAATCTTTCAGCTATAAGCTACTTAGCGTAGCTGTTCCAAATATGATCCACAAGATTCCAGCAATGTTAAAAAAAATGCCTAGGAATGGTGGAAATACATTGGTTATGAGAAGGTATAATCCTTTATCGACAGCTATGGTACCGCTAGGAAATACAGGCGTAACTCCTCCAGGACAATTGCTAACAGCTGTTGACATTGAGGCAAAGCTTAGTTTTTATGGTACCTTCGTGCAAATAAATGAACAAGTTACATTGCAGAGTCTAGATCCAGTCTTGAACGAAGCTGCAACAAGACTCGGAGTATCATTAAGACAAACCGAAGATCAGCTCACGCGAAACATGCTTGCATCAACAGCAAGTTTCATTAACTGCACAGGCGGTGTAAACGGTTGTCATTAAAATTGCCGTTTTAAAATCTCTGATAATTGACTTGGATCCCTGACCGCGTCATGGCGAAGGCAACAGGGGGCAAGCAGGTGAAAGCCGTGCAGCCTGACAGACTAAATTCAGAGACCTCGAAAGAGGATGCGATAGTCGGGCCTCATAGGAAACTATGAGAGGTAACAGAAATGATTACCCGCTTAAATATTAACTTTTGATACCTTTATCTACATCAATATATGCATGATTAGCTTGTTTTGCATTTTTTTTCATTCGATAAGCGTATCACGGGGTGTTTAAGTTAACAAGTAACAAGATTCGGATAATCCAACTGAATTGACACGTTCAGACGTTGATTTGGTTGTTCGTGAACTTCTTGACAACGATGCTAACACGATAACGGATAACATCGAAGGTGAAGACAAGTTTGGAACAGCACCTGTAAGAGATGCGTTTTTTGGGCTTTGCTCAACAAAGATGACAGGCAATCTTGATGCTGTACAAGGGTTCATTCATAAGAACCAATATCCAGCACCTATGAATGCATTGAAATCAGAATGGGGATCTATTGGTAACTTGCGTTTCTTGGTAAGTTCAATTGGTTCAAAGAATGCAGCTGCTTCAGCACTTAATGCGGATACTTATAATATCTTCTGTGTTGGTATGGAAGCATATGCAACAATCGAGCAAGATGGATACAGTGCTAGCTTTATCTATCATCCATCGATTTATGATGGACCGCTTGCATTGAACTCGTCTGTTGGTTACAAATTTGCAACATGCCCACGCATATGCAACGATTTGTGGATTATTAACCTACGCGCGACACTAGCTTAATTAAGGAGATATAATGGCTGATAACACAATCATTCAACAAGGTTATTTCACTTCTACCGGTGTGGCTAAGACTATAGTTTTAAGGTCTGACATTGACTGGATGGAAACATGGAATCTAACCACGACTGCTGGAACAACGCAATGGGACTCAACGTACCATTACTGGCAGCGTGAAATGTCAACGGGCGATCACATAATTCATTATCATGGTGCAGCTACTAACGCAATTCACTCAGTAACAGGACTTATTGGCTTTAATGGTGTAGCATCACGACCTGGATTTACTCCTATTGATAGTTCAGTTTCTTCAAGTACTACATTAGCGGTAACAGCTGGTACAAACGTAGTTGCTCCTGTTTATTCTATTGCTGCAACATCACCTTTCACAACTGGTGCTGTTTATAGGATATATGGTGGCGCTCATACGAACATCAACGGTCTTGACTTTACAGGTACGGTTATTGCTAATACAAGCGTAACGGTAACAAATGCGTTAGCTACAGCACCTGGTGTTGTTAATGGAGCAGGATTCATGAAAATGATAGCTCCTGATATTGCAACGTATAAGTTGTTTACGCCTGGCCGACGAGTAATTGCTAATATCACAGCTGCTGCTGCTGGTGTTGTAACTACGCTTGTTGATCATGGTTATATAACTGGTCAAATCATTCGCATGAGTAT